GCCGTAGATGTGCCGGGAGTACCCCCATATCCACCATGTCCGCCGCCAGCAGACTTAAACGTATTAGTTCCAGCACCGCTTGGGCTTTCTGCTATTGGCGATCCCGCAATTGATGAATCTTGTCCATTTGTAGATCCTCCTCCACCATAAATTGTTCCTCCTAAACCCCCGCTGCCAACGGTAACTGTATATGTAACTCCGGTAGAAACAGATTGCCCAGTTGCAGTCCTAAAACCTCCAGCCCCGCCGCCGCCTGCGTAATTATTTTCACCGCCACCACCACCAGCAACTACTAGGTAATCAACAGCGGATGGGGGATTTGCAGCAGTTGATGCCAGCAACAATGCAACAGCACTTCCTGGGATGCTCATAGTGTTACCTCGTAGGCACTGTCACTAGCATTGAAGCGGAGGGATCTACTCACCTGGAGGCCCCCAGCGGCGGCTGCACTTTTTAGTAGTAGCGGATTAGCACTTCCAGGAATCATTAGCTCAAGTTGCTGATAAGGGTGGCAGTAATCTTAGCGCTTGATTGCACTGCATAAACCAAGCAGTCAACCGATGCTGCTGCAGTGCTAAGTGTTGGTGCAGTACCACCAGTAAAGTCCCACTGCGAGCCATAGGCCAATGTGCGGCTACCGGTGCCGTCCTGCGTAATCCAGATACAACCAGATTGACCAGCCGTCATGTTTGTCGGGTTGGCCAAAGTTCTAGGTGAACCGGTAAGCGTTACTGTGAAATTATTTGCAACACCAAAGTTTGGAGTAATTGTAGAGCCGTCTGTCAGTGTTGAAATATTCATCGCAGCGTTACCGTTGACATAGATTTTTGTTGCACCAACAGATGCACCTACAACAAAGTTACCGTTTGCATCAAAAACCGCACGTTGAACTCCGCCAGTGGTAACACTAAATTCATTTGAACCGCTACGATAAAATCCAGTAGTTAGGGCATTGTCAAACGTAATACTGGGTACGCTATTGGAACCGTCAGGAAAGCTCGCGCCAACTGCAACAAAATCAGAACCAGCAAGAACAACACCGAAGAATGCCCAACCGCCAGTTGGTGCAGATGCGAAAACAATATTTGTACCTACCAAATTAAAGCCGGACGCCCCAGTTGGATCTGGCTTTTGAATTACACCATTAACAGAAATCAAACACTGTTGTGGGTTAAGCGGAAAAGGTACAGGCGCAACACCAGCAATCCTAAGAGGAAATGTTGTAAGTACACCATTAAAGCTACTGCTAATATTATCAATATTCCGATAACTAATACCTGGAGTTAATGTTGTGTTACCTATATAGCGCATGACAACACCTACTTGCTTTTTTTCGAGTGCGGACCAGCCGTTGAAGGGGCTTCTGGCCAGCGAACTTCACTTAATTTTACACCGGCAAACGTTTGTGGAAGGTCACGGAGCTGTTGTCTATAAGATACCCAAGCAGCTTGATCGACTGTAGAACCAGAAGTAACAGTCCAATCTGTTGACTTGAGCAAGTAATCACGTTTTAGTTTAATATTTTTCCAGGAAGAATCATCAATCAAAAGAATGCGTTCTTCAAAAACACGTAATTCTAACTCTCTAAGTCTTTCTAAGATGTGATCGATTGTGTCTAAATACTCGACATCCCTTAGTTCTTCTTTACTTTCAAGATCTTCCTTTAAATCCTGTACTTGTTTGTACAGAATATCAATATCACCAATCGTTGTAAGTCCCATTGTTATTAGGTTTGCTCCAGGTAGTTGACAATGATATCAAGCGCAGAGCCAGTGTCAGAACTTGCACGCAAGACATCTGACGAATTCATAATATATTTATTGCCTTGAATCAATTCAAGAGAAGTACCGGCTGGCACAGGGCCGTTTTTTAGGAGAAAGATTGAGTCACCTGTGGCAGGTACCATGTATACATTAGCGTTTGCACTGCTTCCGGTTTTATTGGCAATAAGAACGCTAAGAAGAACAAGAGTCGCTGTTCCTCCAGCTGTCACAATATTTGTAGTCGCACTGGAAGTCACGTCTGCTGTTAAAAGGCTGGACTTTGTATTTTTCTTAAAAGTGTTTGCCATTTAACTTAGAGCAATGATTAGGGTAAGTGTATCAGATGAGGTGGTAGTACCTGCAACAACTAGACTTCCGTTGATGGTCAAGTTACCAGAGAAGGTTGCGCTTCCTGACGAATCTATTATAAGCCTTGAAGTACCGTTTGTCACCAGGGCAATCTGACCTTGTCCTGGACTGATGATCCCTGTGTTAGCACTGTTAGCAAACTTAAGAGCGCAACTGGTTAAGGAGCCTGGAGAAAGAGCAGAGTTGGTGCCGTCTTCTCTTAGAAGCGGAAGCCCACCCAAGGTAAGCGCATCGTGTACTACTGTTGTTAGCTTTACTGTGTCAACAGTAACTTCACCAAGAGCACCAATAAATGAGGCTGTTTGAGCTGTAGTACCGCGCCTGAATTGTACTTGAGTTGCCATGATTTATTATGACACGTTTGTTACTAGTTTAGCCGTAATCCTTGTTGATGATTCGACATAATAAACCAAAACATCAACGGCATTGGCAGTAGTTGTTGCGGTAGGTGTGCTGCCAGAGAACTTCCAATATGAACCATATGCAACAGTCCTGGAACCTGTGCCATCTTGAGTTAGTACAATTGCACCACTTTGTCCCGCAGTAAGGTTTGATGGGTTAGCAATTGTAGTGTTGGTACCGAGTGTGACGGAGAAATTATTAGCTACAGCAAAATCTGGTGTAATTGTTGATGCACTTGTTAAAGCACTAACAGTTCCTCTTTGTGCGGCACTGTAGCTTTGTGCAAGGCCAAGAACAGCAACTGTACTTGTAGTAGCTGGCAGCGTTAATGTTCCTGATGCAACAGCCGTAGCAACAACTGTTGTTGTTCCAGATGTAGATCCAGTAAATACGTGACCACCAGTACCAGCTGTCAGTGTTGTTGACGTAAGGGCAGTTAGTCCGGAAATACTTGTTGCGGTACTACCAAGTGCTACAGCAGTGGAACCGATAGTTACGCTGCTATTGGCAAGTTGTGCATTAGGTATTGCGCTTGTTCCAAGAACACCAGTGCTGCTGTTGTAGCTAAGGCCTGAGCCAGCAGCAACACTTATTGCACCACGTATGTTTGCATCTGTAACTACGCTATAAGTGAAGACGCCAGTGGTGTTGCTGTAGCTCAGAGAGCCATAACCGGTGCCGCTTGTACTGGCACTCAGGGATGTCAGTAGGGCAACAGTACCAGTCGCAGCTGGCAATGTGATTGTGCCGGATGCAACAGCCGTAGCAACAACTGTTGTTGTTCCAGATGTGGAACCAGTAAATACGTGGCCGCCGGTCCCAGCTGTCAGTGTTGTAGCTGTCAGTGCGGTTAAACCGGAAATGCTACTGGCAGTAGAACCGAGAGAAACTGAAGTACTGCCAAGTGTTACAGAACTGTTGGCAAGCTGTGAATTTGGTATTGCACTTGTACTTATAATTCCTGTGCTGCTGCTATAAGTAAGACCTGAGCCAGCACCGACACTTATGGCACCACGGATATTTGCGTCGGTAACTACGCTGTAAGTGAAGGCACCAGTAGCTGTACTATACGAAAGACTTCCGTAACCAGTTCCGCTATTGGCTGTACTTAGTGAGCCGCGAATGTTTGCGTCTGTGACTACAGAAAATGTGAATACACCAGTCGCGCTGCTATAAGCTAAAGAACCGTAACCAGATCCGCTGTTTGCAGCTGAAACAGACGCACGAGCAAGAGCATCAGTGTAATATTTATTTGTTCCTTCTGCTAGGTCAGTTGTAGTATTCCCTGCAAAATCTAGTTTATCTGTTGGCGTATTTACTTCCTGGAAGTAACCACTAATAAGGGCGATTGCTTTACGAGTTGCCATGATATTACCTTAGTTGAATGGGAAGTTCAGGCCTAACAGCCAATTGTGTAGAAGCCCCTGCTTCTCCAACTCTTGTTACAAATTGGCCAGCAGTAGAAGGTGGAGTAGCAGTAATTGAGCCTGCAGATGCTGCAGATAAGAAGTAAGGTGTCCCTGGACTTAAACCTGACGTAGCCAAGACACCGCCAACCAGGATGTCAGTTGTAGCGCCAATAAGAGTATTTTCTTGTGTAAATCCTAGTACCGTGGCTTCGTCTATTGTTGAGTTGGCTATTGCTTTAAAAATATTGCCTGTTGGTGCATCAAGGTAGACTGCCTGTCCAGTCGTAATTGCCTCGCCTGTAACGCATCGAACAACAAGCTTACCGCCAGTCTGGGACGGCAAACCTTCCTTTAGATCAATCAGTGCATCTACCAGGCCCCTGTAGTTAGGTGCGTAAGGCTGACGTGTCATAGTAAGGCCCAAGCCTGACATTAAGTCAACGAGAACAGTAATAGCCCCTTCTATATTGGGATCGTATCCTGTTGACATAATAATTTTTTTCCTGGTGTTATTCTAAGTTGTTAAATCCTTTAGAATAGATAGAGGAGCAATAAAACAATGCCAATAGAAACTGTTTTGACAGGGCTTTCTGCTGGCATCGCAGCTTTTGCCGGTCTTTCAAAAGCACTTCACAATTCTCAAGAACGTCTTAACAGGCGTTTTGAAAAAATTGAAACCAATCTCGACATACTAGAAGATCGTGTGATCCGAGATTACGTCTTGAAAGAAGACTTTCTCAGGGAAGTACAGGCCGTACATAGTAAACTTGATCGCATTCTTGATCGAGTAATGCATTAGATTGCGACCCAGCTTGCGCTACTTGTTAGATAAATAAATAAACGGGGGATAGCGGAGTCGTAGTGTAGCTGACCGTTTATAGGATTAGATGGTTTTCCTGAACTGACTGACGCCACGGCATTGGTTGCTTGCCAGGTGCTGCCATCATAGACTTTAAAGATCTTTGTGCTGGCTGTATCGAGCCAGGATTCCCCCTTGGAGAGGCTGGTATAGCCAGTTGGCGTTAAGTTCGGGGCGGTGCTGCCCACAAAGGTTGGACCGACCTTGATTAGCCCTCTACTTGATCCTGAGGTGCTATCGGCAAAGTAGAGTCCTGGGTCCCCTGGATTATGGTTTAAAGCCATCTCAACACCGTCCGCAAACACGCCAAGTCGTGTTGGGAAAGGGCGATCATAAAGAAGATCGGAAAAGCGGCTGAGTATTTGAACAGTCATGGTTAAACGTTGATGTAACGACCAGAGGCAACAACAGTATCCTGTTGAACGTATGGATCGTAGCTTGAGCAGTTGATTGTTGTTACTGTAGCCGGATCTTCTGTTGGTGCGCCATTGAGGTAGGAGCCACCCCGTATCAGGCCCGACTCAAACGAAGGTATATAGTTAATCAACGGCTCATCGAGCATAGCAAACTTAGTGCCAAGAATGTATTCTGGTTGTAAATTCAAGAGCTTACTAATCATTGAAATCATTCTTTGCGTACTGTTCTGAAGAACGCCTTGATTATCCAATGTTCCCAGTTGATTTCGACGTATTGCATCAGTCATTAACATGACCAAGAGTTGAGGATCAAAGTTCGCAATATCCTCCGGAAGGTTTCTAGAACCCGTAACTTCTTGAGTGCCTACCCATTTTGCGCCTTGTTTTACAATGGCGAGCCGCTCCGCTGCTTTGCGTAAATCTTTATTTTCTTTATCAAATGCAACATAAAATGTATCTAGATCATCACCAACTGGCTTATCACTGGGCTCCAGTAGCCAAGACTTAACGTAATCGTGCTCTTTTAAATTTTCAACAACACAGTAACCACTTGTATTATTTGAGAAAGGATACACAATAACAAAGCTATTTTTATCAATGACCTGTGTTATGGTGTACTGCCCAGATATAGCGCTTCCGCTTGTGAATGCAAGTTGCACTTTTGTGTTTGCCAGCAGACCGTGGTTCTCGGCTGTAATTGTAATGTTTACATTGGTCTGAACATATTTTGCATTGATTGCAATTGGCGAATTACCTTCATCGTGTTTTAAAGAAAATATTGCTGCGTATATATGTTTACACCAGCGGAGCTGATAGTACATTAAATTTGGGAATGAGGTATCCGTTTTATCTTTATAATCTGGTATTTTGTAGAAATTATTAATTGCTATATAACCAAGGTCTCCAAAAACGCCTACACTGTCTCGTTGGTTGGTAATGCTGCCATCTTTATTTAGGTACTGGCCACCCTTTGTGGATGTAATTGGTGTTACAGGAAACTTACATTTCATTACTTCATCATAAAAATTGTACCCATCTCTTCTTGTGTAGTCCTGACAAGTGCATTGGTACCTAACTTCAGTTGTCAAAAATCTTCCAACCTCAAAGCCACGCTGTGCTGGCACAACTGTTTCAGTTAAACTGTTTGCTGTCTGGGCGCCGTAGCTATCTGTTCGGTAAAAAACAACTTCATTTGTAGTAGCATCAACAGTTTTTACTGTGTAACCAACATAATCGTCATATCTAAATCCCATAATCAAGCGGTTGACAGTCAGGTTACCACTTGTTGAGCCGCTATCTATTGTTGTTATCGTAAACTGCGTTGTTGAAGTGACAGTAATAATGTATTGCCCGGAACTAATAAGACCACTGGAGACCGAAAGGTACACGGTATTACCAGTTGACAGCCCGTGAGCAGAAGAACAATTAACAGTAAGTAATGAGCCTGCCCTGCTGTAGGTTGATGAAAT